ATATCATCTTCATTTATAGAAATATTTTTGTAAACGTATGTGCCAGATGATCCATACAGATAACACAAGAAATAAAAAATACCACCGTCTGTTGATACAACAAGGGTGTTTCCCACGGAGGTTATATCATTTAAACCATCAATTTGATAAATAGGAACTCCGATTTTTGCTTCTGAACTTGCCCCGTCGTTGTAATACATAGGTCTAACGACTTTATCATTGCCATAACGATATGCTTCGTAGTAGATAGTGCTTCCATCGAAAGTAATCCAATTTTCATAACCATTGCCTTTGTGAATATAAATGAGTTCTCTATGATTGGAAATAGTATATATTTTCTTATTCACACCAGTCGGAGATATAGATCCAGTGGAAGTGTGACGGAGATTTACCATAGCGGTTAACTGCCCGTCTTGTGGATTTGAAGTGTCTAATACTATACCCGAAAAAGGAATGGTTTTCATACAAAATATTTTTTGTAAAACTAATGATGTTTATTGATATGTCGGCGTACGTGGTTGCCATTTGTTTACCTTATTGTTTTTTTGATGAAATCTCTTTTTTTAGTTTGTCTATCATTCTCTGAAATTTTGCAGCCACCCGTAGACAGTGTATTTTTAAGTTTCTATCTCGCTCGGCTTCGTAATAGGCTATTTTATATTTAATTTCTTCTTTTTTCATGAATATCTGTTCATTACATTTTAATTCTTTCCCAAAATATTTTTGGATTGGAATTATATTCTTTTATCTTAAATTCCAGCTTTTTAATAGAGGCTCTATTATCATGCTCTATTATCTCTAATCTGCTAATTTCTCTTTTAAGATTTTCGTTTTCTTGTAACAAACACTTGTATTCATTCAATTGGTCTTTTAACTTGTCAATCTCACTTTTCAATGCCTCATTTGTAAATATCCTATAAACATGGTTTTCTGGATATATCAAATCATTCACATAAATAGCACCCACTTTATTTATGGCAGTAAGTAGGAATGAGATAGAATAAGCATCAATAGTGTAAATTTTAGAAGATTCAAGTTCGGCATAAAATGTACCATCGCTTTTTATAATCCCATTGTCAGTTTTGACAATTAACTTGTCATCTTCAATATAAACTTTTCCCATGTTAGTGATTTTAATTAGTAGTGAAAATATCATCTATACACTCGTTCACCCTGTCACATGTATCTCCAAAGGAAATGGCAAAAGATTCGTCGCCTACACGGTCTATGATGGATCGCAGGTCACGGGCGATGTGGTTGAACGCCCGCAGTTCTTCCAGCATAGGGAGGGTAACAGTGCCGTCGTATTTTTTCAGTAGTGAAAGTAAATCGACGGCGGAGGATTCTGCAATGTCCGCCAACACTGGGATTTTTCTCAGGAGGCGATTGCATTTCTCTTTGTCCTCTTTGCTCATGGTGTCGGTGATTGTTTTTGCCGTGACTTGCTCACGGGTTTGCAGTAGCCGGTCGTATTGCCTTCGTAAGTTGTCAAACAGATCAAATTCGCCCCTTCTCAGAGCCTTCTCCATTTTCCGGCTGTACTCCTCTTTCAATATTTCAATGTTCATATCAAAACAATTTTAACTGTTCAACTTTATTTTCAATCTTAACTATCTCTTCAATGATTCGTTTCATTATTTATTGGCTTCTTCCTGAAAATCCATAGGTTACCATCTTTATCTCTTGCTACCCACATAGTTTACTCCTCCCACTCGATTTTAATAGTTGTGATGTAATCTTTTTCTGTTTCTCCATCTTCAAGAGCTTCTTTTTCTGTTGGATAAACACAACAAACTGTATCCTCGAAATCTTTAAAGATATTCACCCACCCCTCTTTCTTTTTGGTTAGCATCATGAGGTCATAATTACTAATCTCATCGACAAAAGATCTGCCATTTTCAAGATATTGTAAAACAATTTCTTTTTTACAATCATATATTAAGGCGACAATTGGATTATTACCTTTTGCGTCAAAGCAAATAATCCTTGCCTTTCTTCCGTCTCTCGTGCATACTGGCTTGCCCTGTTTGGCTGCTTCAAGGTCAAAGGGCTTTAAGTTCAATTTCTTTTTATTCATATCTTCTTTGTTTTTGGGTATTTCTATACATATTCTTCCATCGAGTCCATTATAACAGCGCAATGATTTATAGGTGAAAATTGTAGGACTATAAACGTCCTTATATTTTTGCATTATTCTGCCATCAGATACATAAGGCTCTCCGAACTTTTCAAGTTTCTTGAAGATTACAGACTTACCGTCACTTCTATAAGTTCCACTACATTTATCAAGGTCACAATTACCTATGATCTTAAAAGAACATAATCCACAACCAGTCTCACAATCATATTGTTTTGGCTGCTCTACGCACTGATACCACTCACCGTTGTACTCAAATATTTCTCCTACTTTTCTTCCATATCTTATCTGTTTTTTTTAATTTTTCAAATTCCATTATCTCTTTATCCCATAGTTTGGCCGCAAAATGCTCTAACTGGCAGCCTTTGGATTTTTCCCAACCGGGGCAAAGACATATATCATCGCACTCCATAAGTGCCTTTATATCGTTTCCCAGAAGTTCATGATAGGGTTTGTCCAAATCGGGGTTAACACCGAAGTCTATCGGTGTGACGACATGGTAGCCTTCCCTTTCGAGTACTCCCGAAACGTATAGTATTTCACTTTCAACTTCATCGAAGTCCCTGCCGGTGATGGGTAGGGAGATGTAGATTTTCTTTTTACTCATTTTCAATGATTGTTTCATAATATACTTTTCCTGTACCTCCGCATTGAGGGCAAATGTCTTTCGTTTCCGGGGTTATGACTTGTAATAGAAATCCTATACCGGCAGTGAAGACAATCCCGTCCATATCGTAGACCCTGCCTTCTCCTTTGCACTTTGGGCATATGGTCTCCCTTGTGATTATACGCTTCATTTAATTAATCCCATTTAACAATATTATTTGTCATATTTCATTTTAAATCGAATATCTTGCTTGAATCCCTAATAGAATCGGTAGGCATCTTAGCACTCAATTGCTTCATAAATTCAGCAAAATCCATTGCCCGATTCCAACTACTCCATCTATGAGTAATCTCTACCAGTTCAAAAGCATTTAGCAATACCAATTTTTCATTTTTCTTTTTCAAGTCATTTACAGCGTCCCGTATTCGATTATAAAGATCTCCATATCCTCTACCGGTCCATACGGCTGTATTTCTTGGCTTGTATAGTTCATCAACCTTTCGTTCAATATATTTATAATTAACTGTATATGAAGGAAGTTTGTCTTCCTGAATCGCATTATACACATCAATTTCTACCGGTCCATATGGCATAGCATAGAAATTATCGAATATATCCAGAAGATCACTCCCTCCTTGTTCCTTAGGAGCAGCAGCCAAAAACAGCAGTTTCATGGCTTTAAGTTTAGGAAACGGCTCGTTTTTTAATTCTTCATGAGAATCCCGCCACTCCTCAAAAAGTTGGAGCATGTAATCAAATGCCTCTATTTTATCTATTCCCATTTCTTTACCAGTTCGAAATCATAAACAAAGCACCACGGATTACTTTCCCATGTGCCTTTACCGCTTATCTTGTCAATAAGAGAGGCGTAGGCTTCACGGGGTGTATCAAATAATTTTCCCGTTGAACACCAAGAAAAACCCTCTTGCTCATAGTAATTAATCCCCTCTGACATACAATCAATATCAGATATATCCCGCAACCTCTCCACGCTTACAGCTGTTATCCTTATTCTGTGAGGCATTAGCTCCGGCTTCACATACCTTTTATTCGTCCAGCCTGCACCGTTTGGGAATAAATTAGGATTGCACTCATCATTGTAAAAGGAATTGTAGCTTTGAGCGACGGCTACGATTTCACCTACTTTATAAGGGAGTCGGAATATGCTACCACCTTCCAGCTTTGCTCCATAACCACAGAACTCACAATAAACACTACCATCTTCGTTGACAACCAAACTCATGGGTTTGTCCTTCCAATATGCTGATTTATACCAACGATGTACCGTAGAACAGTCCTCCGGTTGTGGATTCATTATCCGCCTTGTCTGAGTTTTTATACCTTCAAGTACGGCTTGTGTGAGTCTGTATTTATCATTGAACATTATTTTCTTCATATTTCAATCGCCATTAATTAAATCCAAATTATAAATACATAATCGCTATTAACTGTACGATTTATATCATTAGTCTCATAAAGCGAAGCTACTTTAATAAGTTTTGACTTATCTTCCACTTTTTCAAGTTCGTCAATCAATTCTTGTACTGTCATATTCTTTTCTTTATCGGTTTGTATTCGTCTGTCTCATCATCGTATTCATAGCAGTCTGGGCAGTATAGCTTGTCATCAATAATTTCCCAGTCCATATAAAGAGCATCTTCTATCGCTAGACTTTCTTCTGGCCATGCATAATAATCTTCATTGCTACAATCCTTACCACAATTGTCGCACACGGCTTGGTACATTTCTACTTTCCGTATCATAAATTCCTCCTTGCTTTTCCATTATTATTTCTGTTTATTACCAATTTTTTTCCCTTTTCTTTCATGGATTATCTATTTTAATCATCTAACTATCTTTTTTTATATACATAAATTTAATATCAGACTTTTCTCTCATTTTTTTTATTTCTTCGATAATAACTTTTCTAATAAACCAGTATCCACCTGTAAGAAAATAATTTAAACCGCTTACTATTTCTGACTCATACCTCGTTCCTTTATAGATAACTCTATAATATCCACTCCATCCACC